TTTAATGGTTACTTTCTTCAGTAGCTTTCCTTCACTTGGTCTTACCTCATAAGTTTGAGATGTTCCCGTTACAGTCTTTTCTTCGGCTTGGATATACACAGTGTGTGATGCAGCACCGGGAATATCTCCTTTTTCTTTGTAACCGGCTCTTGTGACCGTTCCACCCGGAGTAAAGACTACCGGATACTCGGTTTCGTTTCTTGAAAGGTATGGATTTGACGGAACCGTAACATTTGATACCATTGCTCCGTCATCAAGAGTGCCCGTTTCTAAGACTTTGTTTTTGCTGACATAACGTTTTCCTCGCCTTACCTGTTCAGGCTTAGCGGTTACTTTGGATACATCAGCATAGCCTTCTTGAACTTTTTTAATGGCAGCATCTATTTGTTTTCCTGTAAAGATTAGTTTACTCATTGTTCCACCTCACAAAGAACCGATCTGCCGGAGCCGTAATTGAATGTCATTCTCGGATATTCAGCCGAGTCTTTTTTTACATTTGCGTACCAATAAACATTAGTAAGATTTCCAAATATGCATTTAGGCTTTGAAAAATCATGGTACCCGATAACAGAGTTATAATCCATCTGAGCATTATTCGGATTGGAATAAAGGCCACCCGAAGAAACTCTTGTACCATAACCGACATAGCCATGCGAGGCTCTTGAGTAGTCTACTAAAACAACATAATAAACACCATTATTTAAAAGGATCATCGGACAGTTTGAAAATGAACTACCAATAGTAAAGGATGACGTGTGATAGAACTGCAGTCTGCCGTTTTCCGTGAATCTGAGCTCGCCACCCGGTGTATAGGTCGATGCGGTAGATACAAACGTCTCACCTTTATGCAGCGTGATCACTCCGTTTACAAGCCTTCCGTCATCGGGATCTACTACCCTTACCAGTATCTTTTGAGAACCGACACTGCTGCTTACCGGAAGCAGGTAAACGACATCAGACACTGAGACGTTGTCTTCTAAAGTTCCTGCTGAAATCATCCCGGCATAACCGCCATTGGTTTTTATTTCGTTTATGTAAAAATCATAGATAGGCACTCGTTTCACCTTTGAGACAAAGTCCGGTGTCTTTTCCACAATCACTTTCTCAAGGAACTTATTCTCATCAGCTTCCAGAACCACGTTTTCGTCATAGCTTGGCGTACCTTGCTTGACTTCGGTTTTGGTGTATCTGGTTTCCGATGCTCCCGGAGTAAGCGAATCTATGTAACCACCCTCTGTCACTTTTAAAGAGGCATTACCTGTTATAGGGTAAGGTGAAGGTGTGTCTGAAACGACACTGCCGGAAACAGTAACAGAAGGTGTAGCACCAACACTGCCTATAGTCCCTGAGACGAGTGTCTTGTCTTGCGTCATGATTTTAGCTCCTTCAATCACATCCGAAGCTACCGCATCAACGTTTGAACAGTCTGCATAATCTTTATTGACTTTTCTGATAGCCGCATCAAATTCCTGTGTTGTATGATTAAGTTTGCTCATCTTGTACCTCCTCTATAAATTCATCCATTTCTTCAATGGTGTAGTCACTTATATAATCTGTAAGACCTATAACTCCGACATCGGAATCATCTGAGTCTATGACCTTCAGTTCGTTTGCATCATATAAATACTTTTCTGAAACTTCAGTCAGGCTCTTGATTGTCATCGTGCCGGAAAGTGCTCCGTTATAGGTTATGGTATGCGTTAAAATCAGTGCGGTAATAAAAGGTCCGTAGCCCGTTTCAAAGTAAAGCGCATCCAGCGGTTCAAGTTCCGGATTGCCACGGTATTTCACCGAGTGCGTTAAACGGAACTGCAGATAGTTTGCCGCATGATAAATCAGCGATGACTGCATACCAAAGTCGGTAATCAGCTGATTCTTTTCGCTGTCTGTTGAACCTCCCGTATTAAGAGAGATGACCGCTTCGCTTTTAGATACCGAACTATTGACCTTTTTGCCGTAGACCTTCACATAGTAAGTGCCGGTTCCGATGATTTTGAAATCCGCACTCCTGCCATAAAAGACAACGTCTTGTGTCTCGGCTTCGCACTCTATCCTTTGTTCTGTAGATAAGGCATACTCTATGTGGCATTCCGCTTCCTCATCTACATCAATGCTTGATTCAAAGACAACTGTCTCCGTCTCTTCTTCGGTGTAGGTGTAAAGGTCGGATTCCACTTTGTATAAAGTATCTATCTTAGAAACCGTGTCACCGTTAAAGGCTATGGAATCAAGCTCCATAATAAAGTCCGATGATAAGTCATCCATTTCAAAAGGTGCTATGGTGATCACTCCTCCCACTGTCCTTAATGTACAGCAACAGGCATGCGCTATAAGCTGCAGACAATTAAGGTGCGTTGTGATCGGCAAAGGTGCATCGGTATAAAGGTCTTGTAAAGAATCGGAAATGTCATAGTCCGTAATCCCGGCATCGGTTAAGACATCCTCGCAAAGTTCGTAAAAGCTTTTATGCTCAAATGTCCCTTTATAATAGGTTTTCGTTAAAGAACACAAAACACTCCTTGCCTTAAACGATGCAATACCCGATGAATAGGAAGGTCTGCCGGAGAGAATGTAGTCATCTTCAGATAGCCACTCGATGTTGCCACCGATAGATAAACCGAACTGAATGGTTATCTTGGCGTTTTCATCAAGAGCGTGCCACCTTCCACTGGGATTGGACGGACTGTATCTTCCGTTAAAGTCATAAATAGAAAAGGAGAGCTCTTCTTTAGGAACCCTCCTTGTTAACGGATCAATATCGCTGTTTACGGTGACGTTAGCAATCTCATCATCCAAGAACTCATATGTTTCGCTGCCGGAAGTAAGAGATATCTTCACATGGGATTTATCTCTGCACCTTTCCTTCATGGCAAGAGCGTATGTATCACTTGTTTGTTTCATGCTTACTCACCTCCCATATCGATAATTGTCAGTTCGCAGTTTTGTAAGAACCTCGGCATTCCATAGCTTGCGCTGTTCGGATTACCGTTAGGTCTATACGGTGTGCAGGTAGGATTCTCAGCATAGAATTTCTTTGTCTGCCAAATCCCACGATTGAAATTAAAGTATTTACAGAAGAAAACCACACCGTTTGTTTCCAACCAGTTATTGATCTCCCACCACTTTTCGGGATCCATAATCTCCCATGATAGCTTCTGCTTATCTCGACTTCTGCCTATAAGCTGAAACACCACTGAACCGTCAGCGGATTCCTGTGTCTGGGATTTACGGGAGGTTTCAAAAGTGCCACTTGTAGGATACGGCAGCTCTAATGAAAAGCTGTCTTCGGTTATCCCCCAGTACATAAATCCCGGTTTCATGTTAATATGCATTCTTAAAACCTCCCTCATTTACCATTAGTCCTCGTTTACCTTCATATCGTGCATTGGCTCTTCCGATGTCATCATCCGAGAAGATAACCGATAGATCTTTTTCAAGTATTGCTCTTAATATGGAGTTTTGCTCCCTTAATAGACTCAGCTCTTCCGACCTGTTAAAGTCTACTTGTTGTCTGTAGTAAGTATCCTGTTGTGTATATCCTTGCGCTTTTACAGGACTTGTCACTACACTATCCAGTCTTGCTGTGCCTTTGATATCAAAGTCCGTAGGTACTGCTTTAGTCATTAACTCTTCGGCATTCTTCATAGAATCTATAAAGCCACCCTCAAGTCCAAGACCTAAGTTCTCACCGATTCCGGCAAACAGTCTTGAAGGAGAGTGGATTCCGAAGAAGTCCTTAATGCCTCCGACAATACCGTCAAAGAAACCGCCAATTTTATCCTTGATCCAGTTGCCAACCGACTTGATGCCTTCCCACAAACCTTTTATAAGTTGAACACCGATATTGGCAAACTGCTCAGGTCCTTTGGCAAATGCCTCAAGTAGTCCGCCTATGATTTCCGGTACTGCTTTTATCAGTTCAAAAATGATAGTAGGAAGCTTGGTTATAAGGCTTGTGAACAGCTCAATACCACATTCAATAATAAGTGGAATGTTTGATAGGATCGCTTCGATAATAGACTCTATCAGTTCCGGTATCGCATTGATGATTTCAAGGATGATAGTCGGAAGGTTATCCACTATGGAAATAACGAGATCAAGCACCGCATCTAAGATGTCCGGAAGGCAAGAAAATACCGCTTCCAATATGCCGCTTACAAGCGCAGGTATTACCTCAATCAAAGAATCCAGAATAAGAGGCAGGTTCTCAACGACACTGTTTACAATCTCGATTATTGCCCCGATTATCTGTGGTACTGTTTTAAGGATCGCCTCTACCAGTTTCGGAACGATGTTCCCAATAGTGCGAAGTAACTCCGGTACCGATTCAAGGATTGTTCTGATCACTCCTTCTATGCTTTTCAGCACTGCATCCAAAATAAGCGGAAGTTTAGAAGCAATGGTATCTACAATTCCTACAATCGCAGAAAGCACTGCAGAAAGTAATACCGGAAAGCTATCTGTGAAGGTTTGCGTTACCTGATTGACGATTTCAACAACCAAATCCAAGAACTCCGGTAGTCTTGCCACAACTTCCGCAAGTAAGGCACTTACAGCCCCACTGGCCGCTTCTAAAAGATAAGAGGCGTTGTTATTCAATGTTTCCACAAAGGCGAAAACAGCCCCGATTACGGCCTTAAGTGCGCTCGGTAAATTCACTGCAATAGCGTCTATAATAGATAAAATTACTCTTGAAACCACATCGAAAACGTCCGGAAGCGCAGCAGAAATCTCACCGATGAACTCGGATATAAACTCGTTTGCAAGAGCGATGATTTCAGGTAGCGATGATAGAAGTGTCGTTGCTACTGCCTTAATAAAACTCTTGATTAAAGTGAACAGCTTTGGCATGTACTCACCGAGTTTATTCAGTAGTTTCGGAAGCACCGATTCTATCGTTTCACCTATCTTCTTAAAGTCACCTCCGGCATCACGAATACCAACCGTAAGCTCGGATAGCATTTCTTTACCGTCTGTTGCAAGGGATGTAAGAATAGGAAGAAGCACAGTGCCTACTGCATTCTTGAGTCCTTCCGTTCCGACTTTTAAGTACTGAATCTGGTCATCCAAAGCACCATAGGCATTTAAAGTATCATCACTTAGAACATACCCGGCTTCACGTGCTTCCTTGCCAAGTTCAGACATCTTATCTGCCCCAGCTTCAATCAGCGGATTTAACTCCTGAGCCGATTTGCCGAGTATCTGCATAGCAAGTGCATCACGTTCGGTTTCGTTTTCTATAGCACCTAAGGCATCTATAAGCTCCCAATAGACATCATCAGAGTTTCTCAGTGTTCCGTCAGTATTGGTTACAGATACACCGAGTTTCTCATAGGCTTCTACCATAGCAGAGGAACCGTCCTGAGCACTCTTCATGCTCTTGATGTTCTTTGCCATTGATTTGGTTAAAGTCTCCACCGAAACATCCACAAGCTCGGCTGCATACATGTACTCCTGAAGCTTATCTGTAGCAATGCCGGTGACTGTGCTTTCGGTTAGAACGGTATCTGCATAAGCAGCACCATCCACTGAGGCACTCACCAGTGCTTTACCTACTTCAACAAGAGCAGTACCAATTGCAACAGCAGTAGCAGCTACAGCCGCAGCAGTGGCTTTACACACAGTTCCTAATGCTTCAAAGGCACCAGACGCATCTTTGGATTTATTCCCGGCTTCTTTTACCGAGTCACCAAAGTCATCCGATGCCTTGTCTGCTTTTTTCAGCCCTTCCGAATCTTCAGATAGAGCCTGCGTGTTTTGCTGAAGCTCTCGCTCCATTTTATTCAGTTCGGACTGAGCTTTGTTTAATTGTGTTTGCCAGTTTTGTGTACGCTTATCGTTTTCACCAAAAGAAGCGGATGCATTCTGCAGTGCCTTTTGAAGAAGCTCGACTTTCTTTTTCTGCTCTTCGATAGCCTTTTGCAGTACTTCATTTCTTTTGGTCAGTGCCTGTTCGGATCTGTCGGTTTTATCAAACTCAGAGGCAACAAGCTCCATTTCAGAGCCGAGAACTTTCATGGAAGAGTTGATTTCACTAAGAGCACGCTTGAACTCCTTCTCGCCTTCAACTCCTATTTTTAATCCAAAACTATCTGCCATGTGTACTCACCTCCTTATAGCCCCACCGGAATGATGTCATCGATTGTGATATTGCGTTTTGGTTTACTCATTCCGTGGAATTGCTTATAAACCTCCCACTGGTCAAGTAGCTCGCCAAGTGGCATCAGCCATACTTCCGTTTCACTCCTTCCCAGCATGGTGGTTCCATAAAAAATAAGCCAAGCAAAAATCTCTGCATCTGAGGTTTCAGCCGGCTTTATGTGTTTTTTGGTTTTTCTTCCTCGCTTTCAACTTCTCGCTTGGTGCCTTTAATAAGCGCTTCGGCAATGGCATCTTTGAATGTTGCAATTTCAAGCGGAGTCGTTAAAAGTTCGATCTCGTTTTCTGTAAGCAAGGCATCCTTAGAACCCGTTGTAAGGTTCTTGATTTCAATACCCTGATTGGCAAGAAGAGCTATGAGCCAGATTACTTCACTGATTGCCTTGTCATAGTCTTCTTCCTTCATGATGCGCTCACCAAGCTTGGAAAGACCACCGTATTTCTTGGCGATCTCTCTGGTTGCTTTGGTAGTTAAAATAAGCTCATATTCTTTACCGTGAATGGTTACTTTACTTGCTCTTTCCATTTATCTTAGTCCTCCTCTTCCTGATTGGGTGGTGTTGGCTGTGTGTAGGTAGGTTCATAAACCGAAGTGAACCATGAATCAAAGATTGTGGTATTGGAATCGGTGCCGTTATCTGTTGCTTCTACCTTCCACGGATGTTTGTTTGCTGCGTCAAGCTTGTTACGTCTTGAGATAGTTCCTTCAATCGTTGGAGTTTGGAACTCAATCGAGTCACCTCTGGTTTTTAGTGCTGCACTCGGAACACCGAAAAGCACTCTGTAAAGCCAGAAATATCTGTATTTTCCGGTAGCAGTTTTTGCTCTGAAACCTACAGCTACAGGCTTTGATACATCCTCGCCGGTTGAAACAAGCACTCCGTTAATATCTACCGTTGCACCTACAAGATCAGAAACCACAGAAGGTGCTAAGTCATTAACACCAAGAGATAAGGTTCCCGACTTGAACTCACGGATCGTAGTATCCGCACCGTCATCGGCATAGAGAATCGCCTCCAAAAGTTCAATGGAGAGATTGGCTTCTATAGCTTTTGCAAGAAGAGTCGGTGTGCCATAAGTTTCATCACCATTGGTACCTTCCGTAATCTTGGCATAATATAATTTATCAAGTCCTATTGTTGCCATTATAAATTTCCTCCTTAAATAGCATAATAATCCGCTACATCAATAGCGATTTGGTGATAACCTGTCTCATCATCATGAGTGATATACCTGCGGTCGGTTATCGTTAAGTCCGCAAGCAGTATTTTTTCTTCAAGGTTTCTTTTGAGCGTCAGGTAGTTGCCCTTAACAAATAAAGAAATCCTCACTTCTTCAATATTGGCATTCGGTTTGTTGTCCGCATAGATGTCATAGGTATCTACAATCGGAGTTAAAACCGCATACACATCAGGAGCTGAAGACTCAAAGACACCTGTCTCAACCGGGATGTTCTCGGCTGTTATCAGTGTGTTTAATGTGGATAATAAACTCATATCTTATCGATCTCCTCCTCCAGTTTTCTTGTCATGACATCCACCATTTCCTTTTTTGATTGTCTCTTTGCCGGTGTTAAGAAAGGCTTCGGTGGCTGACCTTGCTTGCCGTATTCCAAAAGAGCAGCAATCATACCGTTTCTTTGTCCGTCTTTTCGGTTTTCAGAAAAGCCTATCTTCACGTTATAGTCACCGTTTTTATCCACCCTTGCAGGTGAGGTGCCAAGTGAAGCAAGCAGAGTTCCGGTTGAACGAGACGGTGTCTTGGTGTCTTTGCCTATCACACCGGATAGGTTTTCTCTAACCCTTGACTCCACCACGTCAGCTCCGGCTTTCAGAACCTTCGGTACGATCTCATCTGTCTTTTCGGCAAGCTTTGAAACCTTTATAAGAAACTCTTCCGGCATCTTTACCATTGCTTTAGCCACTTGGATGCACCTCCTTTGCTAAGATTTCTGTGTACATATTCCTGCCTTTTACATTCTCAACAGATGTAATCTCATAGCGTTTACCCTCACAGATAATTACCATAGAGGTGTCAACAGTAAGCGAAGGAATACAGCGGATACGAAATAGGTCTGTAGCTTCCGAGAACGATGCTCGGTTTTTCCAAGCAGTACTACCATGTCTACCTTCCTTGTATGCTCTGACATCCGCTATAACAGAATCGGTTTCAGTTACAAATCCGTCTGAATCCTTAACCTTGACCGTTTGTACGATCTCGATGAATTTATCCATTCTTGCAATTCCCATAAGCTTACACCTTCCAGTTTCTATCAAGCCTTAAAAGCAGGTTGACCGTGTTCCATACCTGTTCACCGGCACTGGTGTTATCTGCAAAAAAGCCACCCGTAGAACCGTCTCTTGATTCATAGAAATGGCTTGAAAGCATAATTATTGCTTGTTCTGTTGTTGGTGGAATTGCATGAGTTTGATAGTAATTAGTTTCTAAATGCTGAAAACTTTCTGCATAAGAAACGGCAGCAGAAATGAAACTACTAATCAGATCATCATCCTGTGAATGTTCAAGTATTAAATTCATTTTTACCTTGCTTAATAAGTCTACTGTAGCCATATCTGCTGCCTCCTATCTTAATTTTCACTATCTATAACATTGATAGTAATTGTTTCTGTCGTATATCCTGCTCTTGAAATCGTTATAATTTTAGGTGTATTAATAACCTCATCACATTTTAACCAAAGTACAAAACTGCCTTCAGGACACCCAGCATTTGTAGCTTCGTTAACATCTGCTTGTACTAGATCATATGTGCCATTATAGGTAACTCCAATTATTGAGCTTCTGCCTGTGCCGATAGACAATCCTATCCATTTATGAATGCCTTGTGCTGGATTAGAACTATCAAATTCCACTAGTTCATTAATAGGAACATCAATAGTTGCTATGTTATTGTCATAAGTAATAGTCCTAATTTTTGAATGGTTGGTAATTAAAGACTCTCCTGTCGGATTTGAAATTGCTGCAACACTAGTTGTAAATTCATCTTTTTCCATCAAACCTGCATCTTTAAGATTAATAAGCAAAGCATTAAAACTTTCTTTTAAAGTGTTTAACGATGCAACAGTACTTTCTGGCAAATTTTCAGCAATAGGAAGAGGGAGTCCTTTTACGGTTGCTCCCTCTAATATTTCAAGCGTTCCACCTATAACTGTTTTATCTCCACCTTGTTCGGTATAGTTCTTTGTATTATAACTCATAATCTTTACCTCCGTTAAGCGTGTTGTACTAACACTTTAATTGCTTCTGGAAGGATAAGTTTACCGTCAACTCTTTGTGTTGCAACAAAACCAGTTTGATCAGTTGCAGCATAAAGTTCAGATAACTTCTTGAAGTTACGACCTTGTCTATCCGCAATCCAATAATATGAGAAATCACCGAATGCAATAGTCTTTGCACCTGCAGCAATTGTAGGAACATAGCTTGATGTATAAACAGGTCTACCAAGTAATGTGTCTGGTGTTCCACTAGTTAAAGCAGGTTGCCATAGGTAGTTACCATTAGCATCCTTAAGTTTTCTGATAGCCTTAATTGTTGCATCATTTACAATCCATACAGCATTTTTTCTGTAAGAAGCTTTAAGAGAATAGAATAAATCAATAATTTCATCGGCTTTAATCTCAGTTGCACTTGCTGTAGTAATACCAGTTTGAGCACCGCCTGTTGCATTAAAGATACCGACTGGCTTGCCTACACCATTACCATTGAAGAAAGCTTCTTCTTCTTTAGTACCGATTCTTCTACCGAATTCTTTTGAAATGTATGCTTCAAGATTAAATACTGAGTCGTTCAATAGTTCGTTAGAAACTTTAATAAGAGTTCCAAGCTTGTATGCACCGATTGAAACTTGAGTGAATGCATCATCGCTATCATTAATTGTGCCTTCTTCATCTACCCAAGAAGCACTACCTTTAGAAGCTACAACAGGGATTTTTCTATCACCAGTAGAAGTTGTAATGACGTGAGCAAGTTTTCTGAAAATGTTTTCTTCTTCAAGTGATTGAATAAGAGTATGTTCAAATTCATCTGGTACAAGAAAACCACCTTCAGAGTCTGTTCCTTCTTGTAATGCATTTAGAATTTGAGCATTAGAATGCTTGTTTCTCATTACATTCCAGAAACTCTTCTTATAAGCATTAGATGCACGACCAGTTTTTTCATCTTCTTTATCAGATGTCATTGGTTTTGCAGTGATAGGATTTGAAACAGGCTTATTAAGTTCAGCTTCAATCATATCTTTTCTTTCAAGACGTTTAATTTCATTGGTAAGATCATCAAGATCTCTTTCCATTTTAGAGTACGTAACATCGTCTTCCATATTAAGTACACCTTTCTCATTTCTATGAGAGTCAAGGAATGTTTCCATTGCACTCCAGGTTTTTGCACGTTTTTCACGTAATTCAATAATAGT